ATTATAGTATACAACAGTTAATCCCCTACCCCCGAGTACTTAATTCTCAAATAATGACCAAATAATCGTCAATTGACCATCTTTTGGTGACTAGGTTGTAGACAGATTGATCAAGGAATAGGCAACTGGGTCAAAGGGGGTGGCGGGTATGAGATAAGACACCACCGATATTTTCATATTTTAGAGATCCCTGAACACCCATTTGCCATCTCTTCCGTATTGCTTTTTGTTATACATTTTATGCATGATGGATGCATGTCTCGCAACGACCTGAATCGTCTAAAATGACCCTAAATATTCATTACATGCATGTCATTATGCGTTATGTGAATAGATGTTTTACTTGGAATATCATATACATACAGCTATTTTAATATTGGACAAAGAAAAACCTTGACTTTTTAGACGATTTGTGATATATTGGGTGTACGAGTTAACCAATTCGGTTATTCCAATGAACTTTTATTGGGGTATATATAATTAAACCGAGCTACTCTTGGTCTTGTTCTTTCATTTGGATTAGCTTTAACAATAGATAATCTTATATAAGGAACTCTTGCCAACGGTAAGAGTGACGCATATATGATTATCGTTATTGGGTTGGCCTAGTTTAGTACAGTAACTGTAGTTAACCCAGAGGAACTTCAGGCGGGCGCAACCCACGACCCAGACTTAATACTCTGGCCAACCGAATCAGCTATGAACTACCCGAGTGTATTACAGGAAGTAACTCACTTGGTTTATGAAAGAACAGATCATTAGTAGCTCGGTTTAAACTCATCGGAAATACCGAGTAGTTGGAGAACACATGGGATACCACAGAAACCCTAAGACAACGAATGAGAGACGCGAATACGAAGAACTCAAGGAACTGGAGGAAGAATACGAAGTGACAATACGTGCTCGTAAGTCTAGAAGTAACAAAGGTCTGGTTGACTCGTACGATGACCTCGATAATGCCTCGAGCAGAGATAAACACAAGTCAAACAACAAGCGAAAAACCAAGGACCGCAAGTAAATACAGCAACTTACACAGACATAACTCTGTAAAATGGGATTAAAAAGAGCCAGTATGTACGAATTATACGATTTTATAGACATGAGGAGAGAACATGTACGCAAAAGCAGGAATTAAGACATATAGATTATTAGCCATACTTTTGTATGGTAAGCACAAATGGATTGACCGAAAGCAAGATCTATTGGTAATACCCAACTCATCTTTGACAACCCACATGAAGATCTCAGCACAGGAGCTAAAGCAGTTCCTGTACCAGCTTGAGAACTTTGGGATGATCTACGATGTCAGATGGAGTCGCAATTGGTTGGGGTGTCGTATGACTACTCCTGTGAACATGGCTACAATCGTACACGAGATCCCCGCTCAACCGACAGAGATAGATCTGGACTTTGACAACCACGACTACCACATACGCAAGGACAAACCATGAGCAAGCCATCAGTATCAGATCTTAAGAAGACCATAGCTAAGGACATCACCCGTGAAGGGAAGTTCCTTCCCAATGACTTTCAAGAACGTGTCAAGGCACGATTCTATCGCAGACTCGAGGAACAGTCCCACAGGATTGATCGCGAGTCTGTATTTGAGTCCGAGGAACTAATGACAGAAATGGCAGGAACCCCAAGGGTAATGAAATGGATACAAGACCCAAGATTCACCAGATGGTTCTTAGACGAGGAATATACCCGTGACAGCATAATGTCTCTCCAGAATAAAGCAATCAGTACTATTAATGGTATACTGGATGATGAGGGAACATATGCCTCGGATAAGCTCAAGGCAGCCCGCATGTTACTGGAGCTGGGAGAACAGTTCCCGAATAAGAAAGAGATACGATTCATTGACGACACCCTCAATAATATGTCTGAAAATGAAGTAAGCGACGAAGCAAAGAAGATCCGAGCTAAACTGGCTCAGTTGGGCAAGTAGTCCAATATGTACCATACTAACCATTAGTACTCAATAATTGGGTAGACGAGATAATATAACCATGGCCAACCCAATAAAGAAGTCTCAAAAGTCTCAAGATAAAACATACAACATCTGTATAATGGGAATACCCTTCGAGATACAAGTTCTAGACAAGATAGACGAGGATAATTCCCACGGAGAGATGGTTGGCCTAGATAGGATAATCAAGCTGCGTAAGGATCAAACTGATACCGTGATGATACATACATTTGTCCACGAGTATATCCACGCAGTTCTGTATATCACAGGACACAGCTATACAATGAAGAGTAAAGTAGAGGAAGCTATTGTAACCGCACTGGAGCATGGCATGACTAAGCTGTGTAATTTCAATAACTTGGAAGAGATCATAACTTATTTGAATAAAGTACCAGAAAAGACTTGACTCTCAGTAACTATTGTGTTATAATACATGTATCGTTACCTGCTGGGTACGAATGAGATAGCATCAGAATTCAATCTCAGCAAGTAACGGTTGGCCTTTTAAAAAGTTTGTTGTTTTATTTATTAATACAATGTATTAATACAAACTGTTTAAAAGTTAAGAGTATACTCTTATGAGTAAGTATTAGGATCAGTAAAGAAAACCTTTGGTCACTCTACCCCCCATCGAACTTCGGTTCACCCCTGGGATCTTAGATGTGGCCTAAAGGTTTGTCTGCCCTAGTAAAATAAAACTTGACAATTACGAATAAATGTGATACCCTAGAGATTAATAATATAACGAGGAAATAAATATGGGTTGGTATAACGACGATAAAATAAGCGTACCAGTTGGATCAACAGTGGCTATCGGAGACGTAATCAGTAAAAAAGTAATTGTCTACGATCCAAGGTATCTAGTGGTTGTAGTCGAAGGTGGCTTAACAGCATTTAAGATCCAAGGACGAACAGGAAATGGAGCATGGAGGGATATTAAGACTACGGCTTCTAAACGTCTAGTGTTTATTGGTCCTCAAGAAACCGCTCCTGATCTATTGGATGATCAGATCCAAGTAGTAGCAACAGGTGCCGGAGATGTCACAAACGTATTTGTAGTCCGAGTATAACTAGAATTGAAACTAACTCCAGAACATCGTAAGAAACTGGAGCTTCAAGAACTCAGAAATGAGTGGCGGGAGCACTTGAGCCTTGCGTTTGATTCCAACGACCTCGCTTCTAGACCAACCCTTACGCAAATGAAGATCATCAAAGACTCGAAGCATAATGTACATTACGTATTGGGATCTAACCAGTCTGGTAAGTCCCAGCTAGGTGCTCGCATAGTGTCTTGGTTCTTCGAGAACTCTCATCCATACATCAAACGACCTGAGAAATGGGGAGATGGTCCGATAACAATCTTGATGGTTGGCCGAGTTGGTGAGCAGATGGAGTCCGAGCTTTGGAATAAAAAGATCAGACCCTTTCTCAAAGAAGGTACTTATAAAGAAATACGACCTAATGGTAACCTGAGTCGTATAGAGAATCTGGAAAATGGCAACGTAATCATCTTTATATCCCACCACGATGCTAAGGCAGCACGAGAAAAAGCACAGGGCTATGTAGCACACGTAGTATGGCTAGATGAAATGCCTAATAAAGTGGGTATCTTAAACGAACTCAGGATGCGTATTGTACGAATGGGCGGGTTCATGTATTGTACATTTACTCCTTTGATCAAGAATCTTGAGATTAAAAAGATGGTTGACAGCTCATCCAAACGAGCTAAGAAGTGGTTCATGTCTGCTTTGGATAATCCATACGTAGAAGATAAAGAAGAACTGATTGCCGAATACCGTGCAACATCTGCATCAGAAGCAGAATTCAGAGCACGTATGTATGGCGAATGGATGAGTACAGATTCTGCTGTGTTCTCATATGATTCAGAATTACATTTCAAGAACCCAGAAGAATATGATCCAATGGTATGGCCACACATATTGGTAGTTGATCCTGCCGTGAGTGGGTTGGCCGGTGTGTCAGTGTTCGCTCGTGAACCGTCTAAAGATGTCTGGTATAACGTATTGGCAAAGAAGCTCAAGGGTTCTGCATTCTCGAGACTTGTGCCAGAGATCGAAGACATGGTCTCCAAGTTCAATATTATCAAGCGCATATGTGACTGTAATCCATCAGGGTTCTATGCCGAGGCCAACAAGATGGGTCTCAACTATATTCCCGTGAGTGACAAGTCAGACAAAGAGAACTCAATTGATGACACCAACTCAGCCCTTGCTGACAACATTGTGTACATGACAGGTAACTCTAATGAGCTAGTGGATGAACTAGTGGCCTGCGAGAGATCTGAGATTAACCCAGAAAAGATTATCAATGCCAGTTCGTTTCATACTGCTGATACATTACGATACTTTGTAAGAATGAAACCCAAGTTTGCCTCTATTAAGATACAGCCCAAGCCAGACGAATGGGTAAAGTACGAGTGGAAAAAACACTTGCATTCTCAGCAAAAGCGTGATATAACTAAGATGAAGAAGATCAACAGAAGATCCTTACGAGGGAGGCAGAGACGGGCATGATGTACGTTCTAACTATTACAGTAATATCGGTACTGTATAACATGCTGCTGATAAACAAACTATTGAAGACACATACTGAATCTAAGATTATACAAAAAGATATCGAGCAATTCAGGAACCACTTAATAAAGATAGCAATTTCAAATAAAAGAGGTCGTAGACGATGAAGCTCAAGGTAATTTCATATAACCAAGAAGAAGCAAAAGACCTATTGAAGACGAGACTGGCCAAGTGTCAGGCATATCGTAAAGCCAAGTTTGAAGACCGTTGGAAAGAAAACGAGACTCGTTTATTCTCAGTTAACTCGGGTAGCGGAAATAATACGATAACGTACAACTCACTTGAGAATACTCATCAACTATTGAGTGACTCTGGGAATGTTGACTCCATCAGTATACCCAAGGTAGCACAGAACTTACGCTTCCTGCACTCACAAATGTCTGCCAATCCTGTGTCTGTAATACCGACACCCACGAGCAATGAACTCAAGGATCGAAGAACTACTGAAGCAGTTGGGGATCTGATCACTTATGGCCGTAAACAATACGACATGCAAGAGTATGTAGATCTTGTATCCCTTAGCACATTAACTTACGGATCTGGGATTGTCAAGTCTTACCACGATCACTTTGCTGGAGAAGTTCTAAAGTACGACGAGGGCTCAGGCGAGATAGAGATGACAGGTGACTATAAAGTTCGTCCTGTTCTTATTTGGGATCTATGGTTTGATAACGACCCCAACGTGTGGGCAGATGTAAAGTTTACATTTGAACGTGTCAATATGCCTTACGGAGTATCCAAGGGAATATGGCCAGATCAAGCCGATGCAATCATGGCAGCAATGGCAGATAAGAACAAACACCCTTCGGAAATATCCGGCTATGTCCCGAACGAAGGTGACAATATAGACGACGAGTCTGTTGCTGTATATTTATACACAGAGAGAAAACTGCCTGAAAATGGTATGGCTGGACGTGAATGCTATCACCTAGAGGACGGAACAATCCTTGGGGAGATGAAACCTAATGGTCATCCGAATGCTTGTTTGCCTTATCACTTGCTTACTGACATAGATGATCCTAATGAGATATACGGACTGACTGTTGTGGATTACGCTATTGGGTTGGCCAAGGTTGTAGATTCACTGGATAACATGGTACTTAACAATGTCGAGCTACACGGATCAATCAAATTGGTTGTATTTGGTAACTCGGATACAAACGACGAGGACTATAGTGATGATCCTGTGGATATTATACATGTTGATGGTACTCATGCTCATGCTCCATACCAACTGAAGCCTGCTTCTGTCAGTTCAGATGTATACAATCTCAGGGGACAGATGCTAGAGAGTATTGACGGAATCATGGGAGTGAATGAATTACTTCAAGGTAAGATAAGTCGTGAGTTATCGGGATTTGCCAGCCAGACTGCCATCAATGCAGCTAACATGGTACGCCATAGATTGTTTAACAAATACACTAGGTTGGTTGAATTCGTATTCAAGAACTATGTGGAGAATGTTAAGAAGTTCTGGAAGGTTAAACGTAAGCTCGAGGTTATTGGGTCTGAAGATGCCATAACAGTTCGTTATCTTGAAGGAGCAGACATAAGCTCAGGCTTCAGCTTGCAGGTTGATTATGGGTCGTCTTTCTCTCTTAATCCAGAATCAAGACGAGAAGAGATCATGCAATCCAAAGAACTATTGGTTGAAGCTGGAATCTCTCCAAAGAAGATAGCTAAGATGATGAGATACAATGAAATTGACAACTTGTTTGATGCAGTGGAACTCAGTGCCAAAAGACAGATCGAGATCTTTGAAGAGGCGATCAACCACTACGAGAAGTCCGGCAAGGTTAAGATAGAAGATGCCTCAGATATGCGTAAAGCTTTCCACATGGAAATGGCTGAAGCTGCAATGGAATTTGTAATGACTAGGGACTTCCTAGGGTTGGACAAGGAACTCAAGGAAGCCATCTATGACCACATAGACGATAGAGAGAAGCTGGCGGCAGAATCAGCAGCTCCACCTCCGGGGGAAATGCCAGCAGCTCAAGGCGGACCACCTATACTAGGCCAACCACCAATGGGAGTTCCTCCCCCTTCAGCAATGCCTGACATAGGAGATGTTTTACCGTAATTAAAATAAATATAAATAAAGCTTGACATCCATACAAACTTATGGTATAATGTACAGAACCACTATTAATGTATCCGTGTCCACCACTTCAGGTCCTCACGAGCAAAAGGAGATATTAGATGGCAGAAGAAACACTCAGTGCAAATGTTGGAACAGGCGATATTGGAGCAGCGATTGATCAAGCAATGGGACAAGTTCCAGTTGCAAATGAATCACATGAAGAGATAGAAGAAATCAACAGTACACAGTCGGACCTTGAGACGATGTCCAGTGTAGATGATGAGAGCAATACAGGAGATCCAATTGATGCCAGCGATGAACCTAGTGATGAGCCAGCTTCGGTTGGCCCAGAGATAGAGTTAAAGGTCAAAGGATTTAAGGACTTACAGAAAGTCAAGCTAGACCCTAATGACGAGAATCTCAAGGGACTGTTGAACAAAGGCATTAGATTTGAAAAAGTCATGGCCGATACAGCAGCTAAGCGTAAAGCATTAGAAGCTAAGTTATCCGAACAAGAAGACTATTCGGAAAAAGCAGAAATAGCTCAAAGAGTGACACGAGCACAAGCTCTGGCCTCCGAGGGATATCGTGAAGAAGCAATGGCAGAACTGCTGGGCGAAAGTTCAGAGGAGTACATAAACTCTATAGTCGAGTCAAGAATTGCTTACCAGAATGCCAGTCCTGAAGAACGTCTTCAGTTGGATATAGAAAAAGAAAGAAAGTCTAAGTCCCTAGGGGAAAGACGATCATCAGAAGAAATTGAAAAGCTCAAGAAACAGATTGAAAGTCGTGCTGACAATGTTCAGGAAAGCGAATATCAAGGACACATCGAGTCTGCCAAGGACCGCTATGATCTCAACCAATGGATAGATGACCCAAGTGAAGCCTCTAGCTTAAATGACATGCTACACAGTGCAGCATTAAATGACGTAATCAAGCTACAGAAGAGACGTGAATTAAACAACGAACCTAATGTAACCCAACGCGACATCAGACGAGCCTATGCAACACGCGCAAAAGTACTTTTAAATCACACCAAGCGTCAATCCTTGGAGATGGCTGATAAGAAAGTAGAAGAACAATCAAAGGTAGCTGAGCAATCTGCTGCCGTAGCAAGCACAAAGAATTATAAACAACAAAACAGTCCTATTACAAAAGGTATGTCAATGTCTGACATCGTAGATAAGTTTCGTCGTGGAGGCGGATTAATCTAAGGACTCACACTCACTGGGAAATTACATAATGGCTTCAGCAAATATAGCATCAGCACTAAGCTCGTTAGATATTCATCAATTTTTGAAGATCTACCAAATGAATGGCTTTACACGTCAAATGAGTGAAAACTCTGACATGTGGGCACATTTTAAACAATATAAAGAAATGGACGCAATGGCCAGATCTATCAAGTACTTACTTGTTGATGGTCTTGGTTATGGAGCAGTTCAAGCTGTAGCACAATCTACAGGCGCATACCCAGCAGCTCAAAGATCTGCTCTTCAAGAGCCAGAAGCATTTTACAAAGAATGGGCATGGACAGTTTCTGTTCCACGTTCACTTGAAGGTAAAACTGGTTCTGAGTTAATGCAATACGCTAAGCCTTTGGCTACTGAGTTGGACAACAAGCAAATCGCTTTTGCCCGTCTTAAGTGTATCGAAGTTCAAGGCGATGGTTCTGGATCAGTCGGAATTGCTTCTGCACTTCCTACTGTTTCAGGCGGTAAATTGACTATCAAGGTATCAAATACTTCTGCAAACGCAGGCAGATCTTATATCAGATGGTTCCAAGAAACTGACCTTATCAAGTTTGCTTCACCTGCTGGAGCTGCACGAGCTGCTACTAATGCAGGCAGCGCAAACGTGACTGTATTTAAAGTTGATTCAGTAGACGAAGCTGCTGGTACAGTAACTTTTACTGGAGTAACTGCTGCTGACGGCGACACGACTCCAACTGCTGTTGGTACTATTGCATCTGGAGACCACGCATACAGAATCGGCGTTACTCCTAACGATCTTACGTCAATCGGAACTGATTATGCTAAGTTGACTGAAGTTATGGTTGGCCTAGAGAGTCTAACTGCTAATGATGGTCGTCTTGTTAATGGTGTAACTCACAGTGGAACTACTCAAGGTACACGTAAAGATCTTAATGGTGCTGTTATTGATAACAAACATTTCCAACAAGTCTTGAGTGCTCTTAAGCGTAAAGCTGGTAAAGGACGTTATACTTATGACAAAGCCTTTATGGCTGACGAAACTTATGACTCTCTTGTTGAAGCACGTGCTGCTGACAGACGTTTCATGAGCTTGAGCGATACTGATCATGGTGTTGCTGGTATCGGATACGTACATGGTAAAGACCGTGTAGAGTTTTGTCCTGATGAATTCGTCAATGGACAACGTATTTGGATTCTTCCAAGCGGTAAAGATGCACTTTGCTATATCGGCAAAGAAGCACAACAAGTTAAGCCTAATGGTAACGACCCATTCCAACTAGCTGTTGGAGCAAACGGTCAACACCAACGTGAAACTAATACTTACTTCGAGCAGTCTGGTGTAGTTGTTACTAAGCACGCACGAGCACTTGGTGTAATTGAAGATTTCGCAACTGAGTAATTTTAAACTTTCCTTTTGTGGTCTGTCGATCACATAGCAGGAATGGCCCACCTGTCTCTCATAACGGGCCACCTAACTAAACTTTAACGGAGTACTTATATGTCAGCAAATTCATTATCACGGTCAGGGATTGGGCTTTATCCTCAGAACTTGAACACCCGTGAGAGAAAAGTGATTGAAGCTGTTAATGGCAATCCATTGTTACGAGTCAAGTCTATTGCAGCAGCGGGCGCAGATTATGCAATCCTAGCAAAAGACGGATTTGAGACCTTTATTGCCAACGACGCAGTTACAATTACCATGCCAGTAGCAGCAGATAACGAAGGACGTAAAATCTCCTTCATTCAAAAAGCAGCAGGAGTAACAATTCTTACTGTAGCACAAAACGCAGATGGTGCAAACATCAATGGAGCAGATGCAAATTTTGTTACCATGAATACCGCAGGAGATCGTGCAGAGTTTATCTGTGACGGTGCTGAGTGGTTACTTGTTTCATCTACAATCGCAGCATAACATCGCACTAGGTTGGCCCGTTATATTATATAGCGGGTTGACCTCTGGAGAGTAACCATGAGTACTACTAAAAATCAACGCGGTGACATCAGCACAACAGGCGATGATATAGTCCTCAAAGCTGGTGCAACCGAACAAGTCAAAATATCAACAGGTGCCAACGCTGGCTCTGTCACACATACTTTACCCAGTGCAACATCTACCTTAGCTGGTACGAACATTGCTCAGACCTATACGGCAAATCAGACTATAGGACAATCTAAATTACTGTTGCAGTCAGCCACTGCAAATGCACTGATTATAACTGCCAATGAATCACTTACGGCCAACCGAACACTCGCTATTGTCCTCGGGGATGCAGCACGTTCAATCACGTTGGGCGGAGACACGGTTACTGGTGGAGATCTCACCACATCTGGTGCTACGGTTATTGGATCGAGTACACATACTGTAACTTTGCAAACAACTGGTGCTACAGATATCACTCTACCAACGAGCGGAACTCTTGTTACTACTGGGGAACTCAGGATTGATGACACAGATGCGTCTAACTTCTTGAATATCGTGTGGAATGAAAACGACACTGTAGATCGAACTCTTAATCTCAAAGTAAACGCAGCCAATCGCACAATAAACTTAACCGGAGATCTCACACTAGGTGCTGATTTAACTACAACTACTGGTGCTGTTACTGTAGTTGGAGATGCCCTAGGATCTCAGATTGGGTTGGCCTCGGGTACTCAGAACGTAGGTGGCAATACCAATGGTTCTGACATTCTTACCCGTACCGGCACACAGACAGTCACAAACAAATCTATAGACTCTGATAATAATACAATCACTAATATTACTAATGCTGACATCAAAGCAGCAGCAGCTATTGACGCAGCTAAGATCGCAGACGGTTCTGTATCCAGTGCAGAATTTCAACGTCTTGATGGAGTTACTTCAGGAATACAGAGCCAAATTGACACTAAAGGGCCAACCGTAACAGGAGCAGCTACCTCGATTGTTTCTGCGGATCTCACTGTATCTAGGGCATTGTCTTCTGACGCTAGTGGTAAGGTAGACGTATCTGCAACCACAGCAACCGAACTGGGACATGTCTCAGGCGTAACGAGTGCTATTCAAACACAAATCAATACAAAAGCTCCGTCAACTGGTCCTACTTTTACGGATGCAACCTTTGACGACGAACTGACACTACAGCATATTACTACACCGGCCAACCCCTCGGCTGGATACAACAAAGTTTATCCCAAGAGTGACGGCAAGCTATATAAACTGGACTCTGCTGGCATAGAACAAGAAATTGGTTCTGGTGCAGGCGGAGGAGGCGGAATTGATCTTGGAATTAACCCCAATGCGGCCACCGCTCTTGATAATTCTGGAACTAATGATGTAGGTGACTGGTTAACTACGGGGACTGGTGTTGCTCTTGCACGTATAACTAGTGGACTTCCTCTTGGTGATATACGGGATTCAGCTATTCAATTAACATTAACATCAGGAACAGGCCGAGCTTATTACAGATTCAAAGTTCCACCTGCTTCTCGTAATCGTAGAATTGCAATTACTGTTCAGATGTCTGCCACGAGCTATGTTGCTGGTACTTGTCTGATTGATGTCCTTAACTGGTCAGATGCATACAGTGCTGGCGAAGCCACAGTTCCTCTAGATACTGATGATTCTTCTAATGAAACACATTTACCTAATGTCGATGGTTCTTTCAGAGTTGTATTCGATACAGACGACCGAGAATACTATGAAGTACGTCTAACGAATGATGGTGCTACTGCTGGTGTTCTTGCTTTTAATGATTTCAAAGTAGATCCTAGTTTGAATGTTGTGTCTGGTCCTGCTTCTGGTCCTGTAACAGGCTTCACACCTACACTTACAAACAATGGTTCTAAGTCTTTTACAAACAGCTTCACCGCACACAGACATGATAACTACTTAGTTTGTCAATTTGTCCTAAAGGGTGATTCAGTGGCAGCAGGGAGTTCCTCGGATAATATAACTTTGACGCTACCTAGTGGCTACACTATGGATTCAGACGTACTGGCATCTTCTACAATCACAGAAAATACAGTCGGTAGAGGTGACACTTTTGGTTTAGACGCTGTAAGTGCTTATGAGCCAAACACAGTAATAGCAGCATCTACAACTACGCTTAAGTTTTACAATGTTCCGGGATCTTCGGCTATACTGCGGCAAGCTGATATAAATGTTGCAAGAGAAGTGTTTATCCGAGGTGAGTTCAGAATACCAATAGCCGAATGGGCTGGTAGCGGTAATTATTATAATGGCTCAAACGATGTGGAGTACGTTTATAATTCTAGTACAACAGTAACAACTGATTCCGCTAGCTTTGCATCCGGCACTGTTGGTGGTTCGTTTCCTGCGGCAACAGTAGCGGGACAAATAACAAAGAGAGTTCAATTTTCAAGTCCGATTTTAGCATCTGAATCTCTAGTTTTTGAAGTAGATCCTGATGGTAACGGCCAGTTCTACCAAGCAAACGGTGCCTTTGTAGCTAATTCCGGTTCAGCGTCCGTTGAATCGTTCACTACGTCAGCAGGCGCAGGATTTCTACAAAAAGTATCTGCTACGCAAGTTGACGTTTATTTTTCGCAGTATCGAGCAGGCACGTCTAATTGGAATGCTAACTCTGGGGTTGCAAAATGGCGTGTAGTAAAATCTCGCGCAGGCTCGGTGTCAGGATTCGGCCTCGCTACAGCAGAGCAAAGTGGTTTGGTCAAGGCTGAAAAGACTTATTTCGATAGCAGTGCCAGCGGAGGTACTGTCGGAGTAACTATATCTAATACATCTG